GTAGCAAACTCTACTGGCTCTGGTGGTGGAAACACGATTACGATGGCGTTCCAAATACAAACAGGACTAGATGTTTTTATTCAGGGTACTGGTTGGGGGGCAGGCACATGGCCTACCTATATCCAAACATCACTTACCAACCCGTTTACTTGTACAAGTCCTGGCACCACGGTTACAGTAACTCAAACTGCCCACGGTCTTGCTAATGGCAATTCGGTTTATTTCAACAGCATATCTGGTAACGTCTGCGGCATAGCGTCTGCACCATTTATTAAAGCAATACCAATTACTGTGGTTAATGCCAATGCTTATACCTTTTCAACGATTATTGGATCTACTACCTATACAACCTCCAATAATGGCCCAACGGGTGGCACTGTAGTAGTCTCAACACCTGTAGTCCCATTCCGTGGTTGGGGTACTGCGGCTGATGTTGGTATTGGACAACAGCTTCGTCTTTGGACTAACGATAACTTTGGTGAAGACTTGCTTATTGCTCCTCGTGGCGGGGCTGTTTACTACTGGGATGCGACTTTAGGAATTACTGTTCGAGCAGTTTTGTTAAATACGGTATCTACAAACGAAGGATTTGCGGGACAGTTTGTTCCTAATAGAACTAATCAGATCATTGGCTCGTCAATTCAGCGTTTTGCTATTTGTTTTGGCGCCAACCCATATGATCCAGGCGACCCCGACACTCAGTTTGATCCACTTTTAGTACGTTGGTCTGACCAAGAGAATCCATTTGACTGGGTTCCAGCAGCTACAAACCAGTCTGGTGAATACCGTCTGAACATTGGTTCGTTCATTATGTGTGCGGAATCTACCCGCCAGGAGATTCTGGTTTGGTCTGATGCCGCCATTTACTCTATGCAGTATCTTGGACCGCCGTACGTCTGGGGCTTTCAGTTATTGCAAGACAACATTTCTGTAATGGGGCCTAATGCCACTATTACTATTAACAACGTAACTTACTGGATGGGCGTAGATAAGTTTTTCTCATACACTGGTCGTGTAGAAACCTTGCCTTGTTCGCTGTGGAAGTATGTGTTTGAAGACATTAATAAAGATCAATCGTTCCAAGTGTTTGCGGGTTCAAACGAAGCCTATAGTGAAGTCTGGTGGTTCTACTGTTCGGAAAACAGCAATCAAATTGATAAGTATGTAATCTACAACTATCTTGAACGGGTATGGTCGTACGGCACTATGAGCAGAACTGCTTGGCTTGATTCCCCATTACGTCAATTTCCAATGGCTGCCTATCCTGAAGGCAATAAAATTTTGTTTCACGAAGCCAACGTAGATGACGTATCAGGGTTAACTCCAATACCGATTGAGGCATATATCCAGTCTTCTGACTTTGACATTGGTGACGGGCATAACTTTGGTTTTGTATGGCGCATCCTGCCAGACATTACGTTTAACGGCTCTAATGTAAATGAACCCAAAGTCATTATGACGGTGAGACCTCGCAGAAACTCTGGTGCTCCTTACGGAATAGCGGATTCGCCCGATGTGCAAAGCGATCAAAACTATACAGGTCAACGCAATTATGACGTGCAGTTATTTGATGGACAGGTATATACCAGACTTCGTGGACGCCAAATGGCATTTAGGATTACGTCTACCGATTTAGGTGTGGCTTGGCAATTAGGTAGCCCACGAATTGACATTAGAAATGATGGTCGCAGATAATGGCTGTAACTCCACTACGCCCCTCAAAAGCACCCAATTTACTGGTTGCGCCTATTGTTTATAACCAGCGTTACATTGACCAGCTTAATAACGCCCTGCGTCTGTACTTTAACCAGATTGACAACTTTACTCAAAACGTAACAGTGCCCGCTTCGGGTACTACGACAAATAGACCCACAGAAAATCTACAGGTTGGGCAATATTACTTTGATACAAGCCTTGGGTATCCAATTTATTGGAACGGCTCAGATTGGGTAAATGCTCTTGGAGAACCTTTAATTTTCTTAACAGGCGTAAAAACAATAGGAAGAATAGGAACCGTAACGGTCACAACTGTATGACAACAGCTATACAAAACACGCCCGACAAGGTAAAGTTCAGACAGGACGTCTTAACTGTTGAGAAAGGAATTAAAGACAAGGTAGCTTCTGGTGAATTAGTACCTGATGACAGCCCGCTAAAACATTATTTCTCCCCAGTTGATGAGAAATACGGTTGCTGTACTTATGCTAGAGAGATTCTTTTACGGAAAGGTTCCTTAGTTATAGGTAAAATACATAAACATCAGCACTTAAACATTATTTCTAAGGGCAAGGTTACAGTGTTTACCGAGTTTGGCAAAAAAGAGTTAGAAGGACCATGTACATTTGTATCAGAAGTAGGTCTAAAACGTGCCGTATATGCACACGAAGATACCATCTGGACAACTATACATTTAACTGCCCATGTGGGCGAAGAGAATTTAGATAAGATTGAAGATGAAGTTATAGCCCCAAATTATGGTGATTTAGGCTTAATAGCTTCTGTCAATGACTTAGTTGGGATTGAGGGAGAAAAACTATGACTTGGGTAGCTACTGGAACCGCCACATTAACCGCCGCTGAAATTGCCGCCGCTACCGCCGCCGCCGAAGCTGCCGCCATTGCCGCTGCTCAAGCCGCCGCTACTCAAGCCGCTACCGCTGCCGCCACTCAAGCCGCCGCTGCTACCGCTGCTGAAGCCGCTTTAGCTCCTGCTCTTACTGAAGTTGCTGCTACAACACTGCCTGAAGTTGCAGGTGCTGTTCTTCCTGAAGCAGGTGGCATTTTACAAGCCGCACCTGGCGCTGTTCCACCTCCAGCAACCCCCCTACCCCCTGCTGGTATTGAAAGTGTGGGTCAAGCGGCTGTGCCACCTCCAGCAACCCCGTTACCTCCTGCTACTCCAACTCCTCCTGCTGGCATTGAGCAAGTGGGTCAATCAGGTATTCAAACCGCATCTGGTCCAGCAACTTCTGACGTTGCTAGTTTCCAAAATGACCAAGCTATAATAGATATGATTAAGAACTATCAGGGCGGACCACAACCAGAATTAAGCCCAGAAGTATTGCAAGTTACTGGAAATGTTCCTGCTCCTTCTGTAGTACCGGGTGCTCAAACTACAGCAGCGGATATCACTGCTCAAGCTAACGCTATGCAACTGCAACCTCCCAGCACTACTGGATTTAGTGGTAGCGGTAATCCATTTTTAGATGCTTTTGATTCTGTTACTAACTATATGGGTAAAAACAAGTTTCAAACAGCCACGCTTGCCACTACTGGTTTGGGTTATATGGGGGCGTTTAAACCACCCGGCACACCCATGCCTGAAAAACGACAATATAAAGGTCAATATTCACTATCACCTAATTTCCAAGGTGGTCCTTATAGTCAACCTAATGTTTACCAAGAACAACGCTACAACTATGCTTCGGGTGGAATTACCTCTTTGCAAGGGGGTGGTCCTGTAGAACGTATGTCTATGATGAATACGGCGATGAACCCCCAAGGAGGTCTATACCCCCAAGGAATGATTGATAAGACCCAGTACGCCACTCCTACCCAGCGCCCAGTAAGCTCTGAAATGGTAGATGAAGCCCCCGCCTATGAGCGGTCTAGCCCCATGCTAATGGCTGGTGGCGGTCAAATTCCAATAAGTTTACAAGGATCAGTTAATTTAGATCAGGGCAATATGGCTTCACAAGGATTTTCAGGAGCAGCAACTGTTGGATCTGGTATGGCTCCAAGATTCAACGGGCCTATGACTGGCCCACCTGGTATGGGTCCAGACTTACAAAAAGACATATATCGACCACAACCACATGTTCTACCTTCTACGGACTTTACTCCTACGCAAATATTTCCAGGAGGACCAGGAGGAATCGGTATGCAACCACAACTAGCTGTTATGCCAAGGACAATGGCTGGTGGTGGTATTGCTAGTTTTGCTAAAGGCACACCAAGAGAAAAAGACCCTGAAGCTGACTTTGCGCGTTATTACGCCTTAATGGAAGGACAAAAACCTTCTGAAGCCAGAGCGCCGTCTTATGTAGGAAGAGTAGGTATTGCAGATGACAATGACCCAGATACTAAATATCAAGACGCTTTAACCGCTGCTTTAACTCGTCAAGGTAAAGTTAATAAAAGAGCTAATATAGGCATTCCTGCCTTACAACGCCCTACTCCAATGGGTACACTTAACTTAGCGCCACCCGGAACACAGCAGGCCGCATCCGGAGGAATCATGGGCTATAACTTAGGTGGTTATGCTGATGGTGGAAACCCTCGTTTACTTAAAGGACCGGGAGATGGCATGAGTGACAACATCCCTGCAGTTATTGGAAGTAGACAGCCAGCCCGTCTAGCAGATGGTGAGTTTGTAGTTCCTGCTGATGTAGTTAGTCATCTAGGTAATGGCTCTACCGATGCTGGTGCTAAGAAACTTCATCAGATGATGGATAAAATACGTATGGCTAGAACGGGTAAAAAGAAACAAGCCCCAGCCGTTAAAGCAAAAAAGTATATTCCTAAATGACATTTAAAGCCGCACATATTGACTTAGAAAAAGCCAAAGTAGAGTGGTTTGGCGGGAATCAAGACGCACTTAATTTGTTTTTTATGTTGGTTGATTTAGTTCAGACGTGGGATGATCTTGTAGATAAAGATAGGGAAGTTAGCCAGCAAGAGATTAATAACGCATTTTTAGTAGCGCTTGTGTATATTCCTTCTAATCCCTTTTATCAAGCCATACGAGAGCAGATTACTCCCATGTGGATGACTGTTATTTCTGCGTTTGAAGTAGCAAATAAGTTTGAACAAGATAAAGACGAGCATGGATTAGAAATTGCACATAACTTGCGTTTTGCTGCTGGGCATGTAGTTACTTTTATGGTGCAAACTTGTTTAGGATATGAAAAAGCTAGAGAAGTATTACCCAATATTTGGAAAATTATTGTTAATGAACGGTACGATGAGTATCGCAAGGAGCACTTAAATGCTTAGATCTAAACACAGCGGCTGGACTTGGGAAGGTAAACGTACACCATTTGTAGGTGGTGGTGGCGGGGGTGGACAGACTACTAGTACAGGTACTACTTACCAAACCAATATTCCTGAATACGCTCAGCCTTATGTTGAGACAATGCTTGGTGCTACCCAGAAGCAATTGTTTGATATGGAAGGTAATGAGATTACCGGTTTTAAACCATATACACCATACAGCACTGATCCTAACAAATATGTTGCTGGGTTTCAACCGCTTCAAGAACAAGCCATGCAGGCAACTGGACAATTACAGGCCCCTGGACAATTTGCAGATGCTACCGCTTTAGCTGGTGCTTCTGGTTTAGGCTCATTAGGTTTAGCAGGGCAGGCTGCCGGTGCAGGACAACAATTTGCACAACAAGCTCAGAACCCAATGGCAATGCAAGGCTATATGTCACCCTATATGCAAAACGTGGTGGACTATCAAAAAGCTCAAGCTGCTCGGGATTACAACATTGGTCAAGGAGTACGTAAAGCTCAAGCTGTAGGTCAAGGCGCGTTTGGCGGTTCTCGTCAAGCTATTATGGAATCAGAAGCTCAACGTAGCTTAATGAACCAGATGCAAGGCATTACCGCTACAGGCTCACAAAAAGCATTTGAAGATGCTCAGCGTCAGCAACAGTTTGGCGCTCAATTAGGTTTACAAGGTATACAAGCTGGTCTACAAGGCATGGGACAGGCAGGGCAAGCCGCAGGTACTTTAGGTCAGTTAGGTGGACAACAATTCGGTATCCAAAAAGATATTATTGGTATGAAGTCTCAGATGGGTGCGCAACAGCAAGCCCTTGAGCAGCAGAAGATTAACCAAGCTATTCAAGACTGGGCTAATACTCAACAGTATCCGCTCATGCAACTTGGCGTTATGTCTAATATGTTGCGTGGTTTACCAATGCAGTCTACTAATACACAGTCTTATGTTGCTGCACCTAATGCGCTTACACAAGGCATTGGCACGGTTGGTGCTCTTGGTTCGTTGGCAAACGTATTTAAAGGTAGCTCAACTGGTAGAGAAGGCGGACTTCCCAGTGAATTTAAGCCAGCAACTGGTATCAAATCGTACAGCGTAGGTAGTCAAGTAAAAGGCAAACTCTATGATATGAGTCCTGAAGATCTTAGGGACTACATTAATGAAACTTCTAGCCCAATAGCAAAACGCTTAGCCGAGGAAGTTCTACGTGACAAGGTAGGTAAAGCTAGCGGTGGGATTATTGCGTTTAAAGATCGGGGTGAAGTAGAAGATCCAGAAATGGTACGCCAAGCTTATATTGACGCAGCTCGGATGAAAGCGGACGCTGATAAAGCACCCCCTGCTATAAAACCGCCCAGCAAAATTCAAGCTTTAAATCAAGAAATTTTAGATCGTGGTTCAAGCCTGCCTAAAGATTTTCCTGCTGAATTAAGTTATGAAGCAGACAAAGCAAAATTTGATTTGCAACAAAAAATAATTGAGCAAGGTGGGCAATTTAAACCACGTCAAATGGGAACAAGCACTACTCCTATGACTGACGCTGAACGAATTGCTGGGTTTAAAGCGGCATTGAATCAAACTAGAGCTGCTGCACCGG